TGAATATTTGGGCGGTGGTTCTACTAATATAAACATTTCGCCTATTGCTCAAAATAGCGCTACTGGTTTATCTGGTTCTACTACACCTATCGGCAATCTGGCCGCTTTTGGTACTTTTCTAGGAAAAGAACATGGATTTACACAATCTTTCGTCGAGCACGGTTATGTTATCGGTATTATTTCTGTTCGTGCTGATCTTACTTACCAGCAGGGTCTTAGAAGACACTGGTCTCGTAGTACTCGCTACGATTATTATTTTCCTGCTTTCGCTACTCTTGGTGAGCAGTCTGTTTTAAATAAGGAAATTTATGTTACTGGTAATACAACTCAAGATAACCAAGTTTTTGGTTATCAAGAACGATGGGCCGAATATCGTTATAACCCCTCTGAAATTACTGGTTTATTTAAATCTACTTCTTCGGGTACTATTGACCCGTGGCATTATGCGCAAAAATTCACTTCTTTGCCTACCTTGAATACAACGTTCATTCAAGATACTCCTCCACTAGCACGCAACCTTGCTGTTGGTGCTTCTGCTAATGGACAGCAGCTTCTTCTCGATGCTTTTTTTACTACTACTGCTGCTCGTCCTATGCCTATGTACTCTGTACCTGGCTTAATCGATCATTTTTAATATGTTTGATTGGCTTACTGGTCCTGTTGCTTCTGTTGCTTCTGGTGTTGCTGGTTTTCTTGGTCAACAAGATACTAATGCAGCTAATCAAGCAAATGCTCAAGCTCAAATGGATTTTCAAGAACGAATGTCCAATTCGGCTTATCAACGGCAAGTTAAGGATATGGAATCTGCCGGTTTAAATCCTATGCTTGCTTATGTTAAAGGAGGGGGCGCAAGCTCCCCTTCTGGATCTATGGCTACTTATCAAAATCCCGTCGCATCGGGTGTTTCATCTGCTTTATCTTCTGCACAAGTTTCTCAAACTCATGCGTCTACTAAGCAGACTTCTGCGCAAACTGATTACCTTACAGGTCCTCAAACTGAGATGACTAATCAACAGATTGATAATCTTAAGACTGATAATGATAAAACTAAACAAATTATTGTTAACTTAAAACAAGAATATCAAAACTTGATGAAGCAAGGTTTGAATTTAACCGAAGTGGGCAATCAACTTCGTGAATCTGTTAGTTTGATGAAATCTCAAATTACAAATTTCGGTGCTTTAACTACTTCTACTGGTTTTCAAGCTGAAATTAATAAATTTGAATCTCAACTTCGTGAATTGGATGCTAAAGCTGCTCAACAAGCTGGTAATTTTGGTCGTGAGTTTCAACAATATAGACCATTTATCGAGTTTTTAAAATCTTTTGTTAAAGCCAGATAATGGCTCGTTTTTTCTTAAAGGAAATGAAAATGAAAACTGTTTTTTGTCGTTCTCCATATAATTATGATATGGACTTAGCCAGCGATAAAGCTGGCCTTTCTTGTGATGATGAATCACTTACCCAGCAACAATTCAAAGAGGATTCCGATATTAATACGATTGTTAATCGTTTTATGAAATCCGGTGTGTTGCCTACGCCTGTTAATATGCCTCAGTATATGGATTATGAAGGCGTTTTTGACTATCAAACTGCTATGAATTCTGTTCGTGCTGCTGACGAACAATTTATGCGTATGGACGCTAAAGTCCGTTCTCGCTTTAATAACAGCCCCCAAGAGTTCCTCGCATTTTTTGCAGATCCTGCAAACACTGACGAGGCGATTCGCTTGGGATTGGCTGTTCCTCATGCCGTTGCTGAAACGAATGTTTCAGCTGCGGAACCGACGTCAAAGTCGGAAACCTAGTACAGTTCCTTACTTGATGTAACTGTACTTATTGACACCAACTTCTAGGGAGAATGAAATGAAACCTTTGTATCGATCTACTGTAAATAAAAACAGTTCTGCTAAACAATTTAAGTCTAATGTTGGGAAAACCAAACTGACGAATATTGTTAATGCTCCTATGCGTGGCGGTATACGTTTCTAACGTGTGCACAGCTTTATGGACTCATCCTACACATGGACCACTTAAGTGCGGACAATGTATAGAATGCAGACTTGCATATTCAAGGGAGTGGGCTATCAGAATTACCCACGAGCAAATGATGCACGAGCGATCTTGTATGCTAAACCTCACATATGATGATGATAATTTGCCTAAGCATGGTCAACTTGTTAAAGCTGATCTGCAAAAGTTCTTTAAGCGTATGCGTAAGTCAGGTATAAAATTTCGTTATGTGGCTTCTGGTGAGTATGGGGATGCTACCAGGCGTCCTCATTTTCATATAGCATTGTTTGGTGAAGATTTCGATTCTGATCGTATCCGTTTCGGTAGTTCTGGAGGAGACACAACTTATATTTCTAAGACAGTCTCACGACATTGGTATCAGGGAAATCACTTAATTGGAGCACTTAATTTTGAGTCCGCTGCTTACATTGCTAGGTATATACTCAAGAAAATTAAAGCTTCAGATAAGGTATCACCTTTGCCTTTGTATGTAAACAAAGAGGATGGGGAAATTACATTTCCTAATCCTGAGTTCTTAATAATGTCCAAGGGTATTAGTAAGGGGTGGTTTAACGACTATTTTATGTCGGATGTTTTTCCGACCGCTAGCGTCGTTACAGCACAGGGTTCTAGGGCACCAGTCCCTAGGTATTATAAAAATCTTTTAAAGGAGTTGGGTCATGATTTGAGTTTGCAAATGCAATTTCGTTCTTCGGTGCGAGCCGAAATGGAAGTTGAACGGAATATGTTCGAAAATCTTCCTGTTCGAAAGATCGCTAGACAACATGTCAGTGAATCTAGAGTCAATCAATCAAAACGTATTATTTAAGGTCAAAAATGCTTCAATATATTGTATCCGTTAAAGATAGGGCTGCTGAGGTTTTCAACCGTCCATTCTTTGTTCCACATCGTAATGTGGCTGTTCGTGATTTTACTGATGAGATTAATCGAGCTGCTGCCGACAATCCATTAAATAAACATCCTGATGATTTTGATTTGTATCTGTTAGGACAATTCGACGATACCGTCGGTTCCTTCATTCGTGAAGGTTCTCCTACAGTTCTCGTCCGTGGTAAGGACGTTCTTCAAACTTCTGTTTGACCCTTGCACCCCTTCGGGGGTGCTTTTTTATTTTTAGGAGTAACTATGTTTTCTAATAAATCTGCCAGTGCGCATGACTTCGCAATGGTTCCTAGAGCGGATATTCCGCGTTCTAAGTTTTCTATGCAGAAAACGCTTAAAACCACTTTTGATAGTGGTTATCTTGTTCCTATTATGTGTGAGGAGGTTTTACCCGGTGATACGTTCAACACTAATGTTACTATGTTCGGTCGTCTCGCTACGCCCATTTTCCCAGTTATGGATAACCTCCATTTGGACTCGTTCTTTTTCTTTGTACCTAATCGTCTGGTTTGGACAAATTGGGTTAAATTTATGGGGCAGCAGGATAATCCTGCCGATTCTATTTCCTACTCTATACCTCAACAAGTTTCCCCAGCTGGGGGTTACGCAGTTGGTTCTTTGCAAGACTATTTTGGCCTTCCAACTGTCGGGCAAGTTGGCACTGGTCTCACGGTTTCACATTCTGCGCTTCCTACACGAGCCTATAATTTGATTTATAATCAATGGTTCCGTGATCAGAATTTACAGAATTCTGTTACCGTCAACACTGGTGACGGTCCTGATGCTTCTGCATCTACTAATTACACTCTTCTTCGTCGTGGTAAACGACATGATTATTTTACTTCTGCATTACCTTGGCCTCAAAAGGGCGGTACTGCTGTATCTATTCCTTTAGGTACTACAGCACCTATATTAACTAATGGTTCAATTCCTACTTTTAATATTACTGGTGGTGGTTCTAATCAATCTTTGTATGTGAATTCGAGTACGAATTCTTTAAGCATTCCTGTTGGTGTTGGTGGTAATCCTAACGTAACTTTCGGTAACCAATCAGGTCTTTATGCTGATCTTTCTGCTGCTACTGCAGCTACTATTAATCAACTT